CTCACCCTTGGCAACGAGCGAATTGTAAACCTTAGCTCCGATATCAGCTAGGAATGCTGTTGAAGCACCAGCGCGAGCAGCAGGCATGGCGGCTTCAAATGGCGCGCCTGCTATTGCTCCACCCACCAAACCAACAGTACTAGGCGTAATTGCCTCTCTAGCGATTAACCCAGCCTGTCTTCCAACCATCTCTGGAATGCTTCTCTGGACCTCTGGTTGGGCTGGAGCTTCTGTTGCAATCTCCTCGCCCTTACTATTTACTGGTATGAGTGCCATTGTTTTATTATGGGGCTAGTCTGAATTGCTGACCATTTATATTTACAACATCTCCATTATTCAATCCAGCAGCGCGAGCCTCTGCTTCGCTCTTAAATGAACTCTGCCTCTTCATCCCAAATGAATTGATATCTTCTGGATCTGAATTGGCATCAAGAACGGATTGAACTGATTTTACGCCAAAGCCATTAGCGCGAGCATCGGCCACAAATTTCCTAGCTAGAACCTTCTTTAGCTCACCGAGTCTTTCTGGTGCGGCAAAGTTAATTACGGCAGTAGGATCTGCAATCGCTCTCATCAAAACTTCCCTGTCCTCCTGCGTCATTGTGCCAGGACCACCAATTGAGATACGCATCTGGCCAGCTAGAGCTGTCCTAATCGCATCCGCGCGAGCCATTAGTCTTGGTCTTGCCAAGACATCGCTTGACTGAACTCTGCCGCCAAGCTCAAGAAGCTCATCAATACCACCAACGGATGAAACAAAGTTTGGCACAAGTCCTCGCACATCATTCGCAGCTCTTTCGCTACTCGCCATTCCTTCAAGCCCAGGGATCTTGAGCGCATTCTGAGCAAGCTTCTTTGTCTGCGCATCTTCATAACCAGACATTTTGCCAACTGTTTGCTCTGCTGCCATGCGCTCAGGAGAACCCTCTGGAAGTGAGTTAATATAGTTTATTGCACCAGCTTTCATGGGAACAAGTTGTTCAAGTCTCTGCCTGTAAATTGATCCAACATTCGCTGTGGCAGGCATTGTCCCACCACCAAGACCCTCTGGCACTGGAAGCGTTCCAACGAGTTCGCCAAGTTGCCTGTTGGTCGCAGCCTGAGCCGCTTCAGTACCAATAGCCCTCTTCCTCATGTCGGCCTCAAGTTCAAGCGCAGGGCGCATCATTTGCGATGCCATATCCTTCTGCATGACAGGACCAGGAACACCTGCTGGCAACGGAGCTGATGCCGATTGCAGGCTTTTAACTCTCTCGCCAGCGGATGCCATTAGCTCATTCTGGCTCGCAAGATCCTCTTCGAGCGTACTCCTTACAATGTTTAAGCGAGCTGCCTCCATCGGAGCGTATTCAGGTGCTGCCCTTCTTTGCTTCTCTTGCTCCGATGTAATTTCGCCCTTTAGCTTCTCAACCCCAAGAATGCCCTTCTCTCTCTCAGCCTGAAGCGCAGCCTGTCCCTCAGGACTCTTTATGTACTCCTGCTCAAGACTTAATTTCTCCATTTGTGCGCGCAGGTAATCCTGCTGCATCTTCTTAGTCTCTCGCTCAGTAGCAGCATCAAGCCCCTGCTGCTTCACTGCCTCTTCGTAGGCTGGGCTTTTATAGACAGTAAATGGTCCGAACTGTACTAGATCGGCCATATTATTTCGCTCCACCTAGCGTATACGATTTAAATCCGCCTGCTATTGGGGAAGCAATATTACCAATTCCACCAGCTATCTGGGCGAATTGCGAAGCTCCAGTTGGTTGCTGGCTTTGAGCTTGGAGCATGTTGCCATATGTACTCGCCTGATATCCCAATAGACCATTATACAAGGACACTGCAGCCTGTTGCAGAGCAAGCGGAGCATTCGGATCAGTTGTTTGATAGAAGTTTGATGCTGTGCTTGCTCCTTGGCCAAAGTTCCCAGGAAGAGATTGATTGGCTTGAATGTATTGCTGGATTGCATTCTGTTGCTGTGCTGTGCGCTGGTTACCCAAATTATAAAGGGAAGGACCGCTTGCAAGGAATCCAGAAGCAGAACCAAGTCGTGTTTGTAGCAAGGCATCGCGGAGCGCAATATCACGCTGAAGCGAATCGCCAGTTGTCTGACCAGAAGACAAGAACTGCGAAGCCGCTCCATAACGAGCAAGCTTGCGAGCCTCACCTGCAGCGCCAGTTTCTACTGCCTCTTGAACCGCAGGGGCAATTCCAAAGATATTACCGCGAGCAGTCTGAGCAGCGCGAGATGCCTGTTGATATTGGCGCTGTTCTTCCGCGCCGAGCTGAGATCCTAGCTTTAATTGATTTAATGCCTCTTGCTCAACTTGGCTTCGCAGAGCTTCGGTTTGCTCTGATTTTGTTTGTGGAAGTGGCTCAGTTGCCAGACCCCTATATTTCTCGCCCAAGGCAACGGCAGTCTCGTAAGACTTAGGATCAATCTGCTTGAGCTGGTCGCTTGCTCGTTCCTCTGGTAGTTTAAGGTATTCTCTAAAAGAAGTTATTTCTTTCTGACCAGCAAGATCGGCAGATGTAGTCGGCTTGAAGGCTGTAACCTGAGTTTGCGCAGATGTGATTGCCTCGTTGACGCTTTTAGAATCTTCATTAAGCGTTTTTAGCGATGCCTCAAGCGGAGCGCGCCTTGCGTCACCAGTCTTTAACTTTGAGAGTAAATCATTGGTTGAAGCAATCTTTTCATTGATTCCAACAATTTGCGTGTTCCCTCGATCAAGAACGGACTTAAGAGAATTTAACTTTGATTCATTATAGTCATTTAAAATCTGATCGTCGGAAACTTGAAAGTTAAGCTTCGTTCCAAGGTTAGATGCTCCATAGTTTCTTGCTGCAGAGAGGTTGGCTAGCGCAGATTGCGTAGCGGTCGATCCCATTTTGGATGATTCAGCAAAACTTAAAATTTTTCTGGCATCACTATTGTAGCCCAATTCATTTTCGTACGTTTTCTTGGCCTGATCATTGCTTGCATTAAGTTCTGAAACATACTTTTGATATGCTGTATTAAATTCTTTTTTGTTATCAACAATTGATGGCATCGCATAAACTTTTCCGTCATGGCGGTGAGAATATGTTCCAGTATTTGAAATAAATTCACTAAAGCTGGGCGCGCGTGCATATCCGTCTATATTTGGATTGCTACCACCCTGCCTTGCTCCACTACTGCCATAAAACTTGGCAATAACACCATTGTCACCACCAACGCTTGGTTTGAATACTTGATTAAAAAATTGTTCTTCAGAAAGCGCGCTTGTTTTTGACGGAGCTTCTGGATCTTTAAATGGGTTTTTTGGATCGATTGGTGGTGTGGTTGTTAAAGCTGTAGCCATATTAAGCGCTTAAGTTGGGGTTAGAAATATTGGTTCCAATGGTTGAGAAGTAATCAACAGGAGCGGTTCTAGGTCCAAACGCAACTTCTGGCTGAACTGATGCACTCGCATTCTGTCCGTAAAGACGAGAAAACTGGTTTGTCATTTGCTGGCCAAGACCCTTGTTTAGGGCGAATGCTTCTGGGGAGTATTCGTACTGCCTACGAAGTGCTTCCAGGGTACGCTGGGGGCCATATTGACGTTCTAGTTCAAGGTTGGATTTAACTGAAGAAGCCTGGTCAAGCGATGACAACTGCCTCTCCAACTCCCTCTGCTGGGGCATATACTGTACGCGAAGCTTGTTCTCAAGTTCAGCCATTGCTGGTGACTTCTCGATATAGGTGTCAATATTTTTACGATACATTTCAGCATTAGCTTGCGCCACAGCAGACGGATCTGGCGGTGGAGGTGCAGACGGAATTGATGGAGGGGAACCCATATTAAGTTAATGCCTTTCTCATAAATGTATTGTAATCGTACTCCTTTGGTTTTCCTGAGCGATTGAAGGTTATGCGCTTGCGCGGTCCAAATCGATCCAATAGGATCAATAGCAAGCCCTTGAGTGGCGCTACCGACTCAGCACTTCTAATACCACTAGTGGCACACAAGTCAACAAATATGTTGTCACCTTCCTCGTCGTGTATGTAATGACCATTACCCATGCCAGTTTTGATGCATCTCGCCAGGGCAACACCAAGAATTGCTCCGTTCTTATCCCTTATTGTACCCATAAGGCATTGTCTATCAAACCATGACACCCAATCCCTAAAGTTAGGCCACATTGCCTCAGGTACACCACTTTCCTCAAGAAACTCTACGGATGTCATATGTTTTGCTGGATCTGAATTGTATCTGGGTTAGCGGCCATAATGATACCGCGAATTGAAAGCTTTTTCGATGGAACCTCAATCTTCATTTTAAGGTTACGCCACTTTTCGTATGAGCGAAGGCTATCCGCCCTACGCTTAACAACCTTGGCACTGAAGGTCTGTGGCAATACAAATGGCAGTGTAATTCCATCAGGCGATGATGTGTCAACACTTGCGCCAACCACAACATCGTTACCATCCGTATCACGCCGAATGCTTATTGTTGCATTCGTAGAACCAGAATTAAAGAATTCAATCTCATAGTGCGATCCGTATTTCAATGCAAAACGATCTTCGAATTCATACGCCTTTGTTGTAATCCTGCTTGTATATCCAGTTCCAAAATCTTGGAATCCAGTTGTTAAGTCCACTGATTCGGAGTCTTTGTAATCGGTAAGATGACCTATTTTAGATGTCGTAGTTCCAACACAGAGCTTGATGGTGTTTGTTGTAAATCCAGAACTAAAGCTAGTTTCAACCAGCCTAGCCGCTGGAATCTCCCATAATCCTTCAAAGGAATTGAAGATTGAGTTGTACACCAATATGTGACTTGGCTTTGTTGCCGTGTCTAGCGGGACAGCCAATAGATAGCGATTATTATGGAATGCTGCATTGCAAGTTTCAATGAAGCTTCTGTTTATTCTTGCAATAATATCCTTAACTGGCTCGCTTATCGTAAGGCCAACTGTTGAGAAATCATCCGCCATTGACCTTGAAACTGATCGTATTCCGTCATTGGCCAGAAAGAAAACGTCCTTATTCACCAAGGAAATGGATCTTCCAGCAATACATCCAATCTTGTTTGAGATGGTCTGAACAGTCCATTCTGCTGCGCTATTTACAAGTGACAAGACGCTAGTTCCAGTAGTCGTGGTCGTAACTGGAGTTACGTCAACAAGG